ACAAGACCTTAAGGCAGTTCACGGTCTTGACGCAGAGCAAGAACTCGCAAACATTCTCTCGACAGAGATCCTTGCTGAAATAAATCGTGAAGTTATTCGTCAAATCAACCGTACTGCTACAATCGGCGCACAAGAGAATGTTGCTTCTTCTGGTACATTCAACCTTGACGTTGATGCAAACGGTCGTTGGTCAGTTGAGAAGTTTAAAGGTCTCATGTTCCAACTTGAAAGAGAATCCAATGCGATTGCAAAAGCAACTCGTAGAGGTAAGGGTAATGTCATGATCTGTTCGTCTGACGTTGCTTCGGCACTTCAGATGGCTGGTGTTCTTGACTACACACCTGCTCTCAGCAACAATCTTCAAGTTGATGACACAGGTAACACATTTGCTGGTGTTCTTAACGGCCGCATCCGTGTTTACATCGACCCATACTTTGCCGCATCGTCTGGCGTTCATTACGCTACAATCGGCTACAAAGGTACTTCTGCATTTGACGCAGGTCTTTTCTACTGCCCATACGTTCCTCTCCAAATGGTTCGTGCAGTTGGACAAGACACATTCCAGCCAAAGATCGGCTTCAAGACACGTTATGGCATGATTGCAAACCCATTTGCAACAACAGGTGCTTCTGCCGCTGGATTCGTTACATCCGCAGAAAGAAACATTTACTACAGAAAGTTTGCTATCGCAAACCTCATGTAAGATTAAGCCGACTCAGATCGGTTTTAAAAGAGGCTCTTCGGAGCCTCTTTTTTTTGCTTATAAATAGTACATCATTAGGAGATACTATGGCTACTCTTACAACTTACCCAGTCAACAAAAGTTTTCTTTCAAACAACAAATTTGAATTCGTACTCAATCGAATTCCTAATTTCACATTCTTAGTGCAGAGTGTGAATCTTCCTACGCTATCTCTTTCACCAGTCACTATACAAACACCAGCGGCTCCTGTTCAGATTCCAGGAAACATTATGACCTTCTCACAGTTGACGCTAACATTCATGATTGATGAAGAGATGCAGTCGTGGTATGAAATTTATAATTGGATGATCCAACTTGCAAATCCAGAAACAAACAATAAGCGTGGAACTCTCATTGGAGAACCTGGTGCCACAAATCACATTACATCCGATGCTACATTAATTATTAAAACGAACTCAAACAACCCAAACTGGAAAGTATCTTTTGTTGATGTCTTTCCAATCGATCTTGGAGAAATCAATTTTTCATCGATTGAATCGCAAGACTTTCTTTCATCCTCTGTTACGTTCTCATATACTTACTACACAGTATCGGAAGTTACTTGACTTTTACCTTCCAGTTTGATAGAATGATAGAAAATAATTTTGTGAGGATGAGTAATGACATTAGATCAATTGATGGAAGAGTGGCGCAAAGATGCGTCAGTTGATACAACCGAACTTGGGAATGAATCGCTTAAAATCCCAGAACTACATAGTAAGTATCTGAAATTATATTTCGAAGAAAGGCGTAAACTCAAAGCACTTGAGTTTCAATCGAAAGACCTTTCTTTGAAGAAGTATGAATACTACAATGGTCGCATGTCGCAAGAAGAGTTAGATGAACTCAACTGGGATCCATTCGTAAAGAAGTTAATGAAGAATGAAATCGATATGTATCTTGATTCGGACAAGGACATTATAATGAACAATGTTCGTATTGTCAATCAAAAAGAAAAAATATCTTTCATCGAAGAAGTACTCAAGAATATCAATCAGCGCAACTTTCAAATAAAGAATGCAATCGACTGGAGAAAGTTTACTCAAGGTGTCCAATAGTATAATTGTTAAAAAGATAAACGAGGTTTACTTACGATGTGAGTGTGAATCTGGTATTGGTATGGAACTCAATGAATACTTTACATTCTTTGTTCCTGGGTACAAGTTCATGCCTGCGTTTCGTAATAAGATTTGGGATGGAAAGATTCGTTTGTTCAATCGACAGAATCATTCACTCTACATTGGTCTACTTGGTTATCTACAAACATTCTGCAATGAAAGAAACTACACATTAGAAATCGATGATGAACTTTCTTCTACTGAGAATCTATCATTAGATGAAGCAAAAGATTTCGCAGATACACTTGGCATACCATTTGAACCGAGAGATTATCAATACAAAGCATTTACTCATTGTGTAAGAAACAATCGTGCATTGTTGCTTTCGCCAACTGCATCAGGCAAGTCGCTTATTATTTACATGTTGACACGATGGTACAATGTAAAGACACTTATTGTTGTTCCTACAATCTCACTTGTTGCACAGTTGTACAAAGATTTCGAAGACTATGGTTTTGAGAGTGATAAATACATTCATCAAATCATGGCAGGTGCTGATAAGAACACAAAATCACAGATTGTGATTTCGACATGGCAATCAATTTACAAGATGCCAAAAGATTGGTTCTCACAGTTTGATTTGGTCATCGGAGACGAAGCACATCTATTCAAAGCAAAGTCTTTGACAACCATTCTTTCAAATTTAACAGACTGCAAGTATCGATTTGGATTGACTGGTACATTAGATGGAACACAGACACATAAGTTAGTGCTTGAAGGATTGTTTGGTGCAGTTAAGCAAGTGACCACAACAAAAGAGTTGATGGACAAAAGCAATCTTGCTGAGTTGAAAATTAAGGCACTCATACTGAAACATGATGAAAGCATTTGCAAGGCAAACAAGAATCATAAGTACCAAGATGAGATTGACTATATTGTAAGAAGCGTTTCACGAAATAAGTTTATACGAAATCTCACATTAAGTTTAGAAGGTAATACACTTTTATTGTATCAATTTGTTGAAAAGCACGGGCAAATACTGTATGATATGATATGGGCTAAGTGTGAAGATCGACCTGTCTTTTTCATTCACGGCGGAGTAGGTGTCGATGAAAGAGAAGAAGTACGAAGAATTACTGAAGAAGAAAACAACGCAATCATTGTGGCATCGTACGGAACCTTTAGTACAGGAATTAACATTCGTAAGTTGCATAATATTATTTTTGCTTCTCCTTCTAAATCTAAGATTCGCACTCTACAGTCTATTGGGCGTGGCTTGAGACTTGGGGAGAACAAAGATTCTGCAACACTATATGACATTGCGGATGATTTGACTTATAAGAGCAGAAAGAATTTTACGCTTGATCACTTTTTAGAGAGAATGAAAATCTACAATGATGAAAAGTTTGAGTATAAAATATATACCATTAATCTTAAGGAGTAGTCATGTATTGTAAAGTACTTAAACTATTGACAGGTGAAACAATCATAGGATCAATCTCAGAAGAGACAAAGACGTATGTTGACATTGAGAAGCCAATTAAAATTCTTGTTGCTCCAGTAGGCAAAGATTCTTTCAATGTCATGTTAGTCAAGTGGGATCCTACTGTAGATTTTTCTTTACCAGTAAGAGTCTTTAAACAAAGCATTGTTTCTGTAGCAGAACCAAACAATGATTTCAGAGAGTCTTATATGGAAGTGTACAACAAATATGATGTAAAAGATTCCGAGTCGGAAGAGAGAGATGAGATTGATGATCTCTCAGACGAACTTGAAGCATTAGTTGATATGTTAGCAAAACACAGTTCTAATAATAATGCTACTTATCATTAACTTGACCCCAGGCACAGTCATAATACAATTTTGTCAATACGAAGTCAATGTAAAAGTGAGGTAAAAATGAAAGAAAACCAAAAACACTATGTAGACAACCAGCAGTTTCTGGAAGAGATGAAGAAGTTCCGCACACAAGTTCTTGAAGCAAAAGAAAAGAACGCAGAGCGACCACTTGTTCCAAACTACATCGGCACATGTCTCTTTAAGATTGCAACGCATCTGGCACGAAAGCCAAACTTTGCAAACTACACATTTAAGGATGACATGATTTCGGATGGAGTTGAAAACTGTCTACTCTATATTGACAACTTTGATCCAGAGAAATCACAGAATCCATTTGCGTACTTTACACAGATCATCTACTACGCTTTTCTCCGTCGTATACAGAAAGAGAAAAAGCATCTATACATTAAATACAAATCAATGCAGAATGAAGTCATCAACTCATTGATTGAAAACAATGGAGAGGATCTTGTCATGTCGCATTTGAATGGAGCATTGCATGATTCGTATAGTGAAGAATTCATTCGTGACTTCATTGAGACTTTCGAAACCAACAAGAAGAACAAAGTAGTCAAACAACCTAAAACACAAAAGAAAAAATCAAATAGTTTAGAAACATTTTTGGAGACAGATGATGCAGACACCTATGCCAGTCCAACTTGAACATTGGATCAAACTTGTGGATAACAAGAAGGCTCCCTACGAACTAAGAGAAGCCGCTATATTGCATCTTACTAAAATTCGTGATACAATCGACAAATCTTTGAGAAATAGTAGAGGTTCTGGCAAGCATGAGAATTTGTTTACTCGGTGATACACACTTTGGCATAAGAAACGATTCCAAAGCATTTCATTCTTACTACGAAAAATTTTATACTGAGACTTTCTTTCCGACATTAGAAGAGAGAGGTGTTCGCACAATCATTCAACTTGGTGATCTCTTTGATCGGCGCAAGTATGTGAACTTCTTTACTCTTTCAGAAAGTCGAAGATATTTTTTCGATGAGTGTGCAAAAAGAGGAATCACTCTTCATGCATTGATTGGTAATCATGACATCTTTTGGCGTGAAAGTCTTGATGTCAATTCTCCTGATCTACTTCTCAAAGACTACGACAACATTCATCTCTGGTCTAAGTCAGGTACTTTAGAACTTGATGGTATCAAGTTTGATATGATACCGTGGATATGCAAAGAGAACGAAGAAGAGATTTTTGAATTCATAAAACAATCATCCTCTCCAATTTGTCTTGGTCACTTTGAACTTTCTGGATTTCCTCTCATGCGTGGTGTAGAATCGCATGAGGGACTTGACTATAAGTTTTTGTCCAATTATAATCATGTGTATAGTGGTCATTATCATACACGGTCACACAATGACAATGTGACGTACATTGGTACTCCATACGAACTCTTTTGGTCTGACTACAAAGATCCAAAAGTATTTGGTATCATAGATACTGAAGATTTAAAAATTGACTATGTGCAGAATCCGCATCGCATGTTCTACAAAGTCAATTATGATGATGCCAATCTTACGATGGAAGATTTACTAAAGATTGACTATAGCAAGTATACCAATGCATATGTAAAAGTTGTCGTTCTTAACAAGCAAAATCCATATTTGTTTGATCATTTGCTAGACAAAACTTACAAAGCAGGACCAATTGATGTAACCATTGTTGAAGACTTTACTGCAACGGAAGAACAAGGTGATGATGAGATCATTAATCAAGCAGAAGATACAATGACCGTGTTATCCAAATATATTGACACTCAGAGTCTAAATATTTCTGACACAAACAAACTCAAGACGCTCATGCGTGAACTTTATGTAGAGGCACTCTCACAAGAAAATATAGAATGATAATTTTTCGCAAACTACGCTGGAAAAACTTTCTCTCAACAGGAAATGCTTTCACAGAAATTGCACTTGATCAAAACAACACCACACTTGTAATCGGTTCAAACGGATCAGGTAAATCCACAATGCTGGATGCATTGTGCTTTGTGCTATTTGGAAAAGCATTTCGTAACATCAACAAACCACAGTTGATCAATTCGATCAATGGTCGTGATTGTGTAGTTGAGATTGAATTTGACACAGGCAATAAACACTACAAGATCATTCGTGGTATCAAGCCAGGTACATTTGAAATCTATTGTGATGGTAATCTTGTACAACAAGATGCCGCAGTTCGTGACTACCAAGAACATCTAGAAAAGTTTATTCTCAAACTTAACTACAAATCGTTTACACAAATTGTTGTTCTTGGTTCAGCATCATTCACACCGTTCATGCAACTGTCTTCATCAGATCGCCGTGCTATCATTGAAGACTTGCTTGACATTGAAATCTTTTCTCGCATGAATGGTGTGCTGAAAGACAAGTACAGTCTACTCAAAGAAGAATACAATACTGCCAAATACGAATGTGATCTAAAGAAAGAAAAAATTCAGTATCAGATACAGTTCATTCATTCTTTGAAGAAAGACAATGACGCAAAGATTGAAGCACAGAAACTAGAGATTGCCAACTGCGAACTTTCATATGCAAAAAGTAACACAAATTGTAATCTTTTGCATACGGAAATTGAAACTCTTCGGTCACAAGTTGCCGATGAAAACAAAGTCAAAGGCAAGATTCTTAAGTATGATGGTATTCGCAAATCGCTGAAGAAGACTTTGATCAAAGTTGAAACTGACATTGAGTTTTATCATGACAACTCAGACTGTCCTACATGTAAGCAAGCAATTGGTGATGAATTTAAGAATCACATGACTGAAGAGCGAAACAAAAAGAAAGGTGAAGTTGAAACGGCACTTGATCAATTAGAGAATGAGTATGATAAACTGATTGAGAGATCCGAAAAGATTAGTGAACTACTGACAGAGATTGATACCAAGAACTCTTTATTGACTACTGAACAATCTGAAATGCTTGTGTGCCAAAGACAAATCAATACACTCAAAGCAGAGATTGAAAGATTGTCTGGTAAGCATGAAAGTGTTGAAGCAGAGCAGACAAAACTTACCACATTGAATGATGAGTTGAAAGAGTTGGAAAAGAATATGAAAATTCTTTCCGAAGAAAAACTCTACTATGAGACTGCTGGTACATTGTTGAAAGATTCTGGAATCAAAACGAAGATTGTGAAGCAATACATTCCAGTCATCAACAAATTGGTAAACAAGTATCTGGCATCTCTTGACTTTTTTGTGAACTTTACTCTTGACGAATCGTTCAAGGAAAGTATAAAATCAAGACATCGGGATGACTTTACTTATGCGTCATTCTCTGAAGGTGAAAAGCAACGAATTGATATGGCATTGATGTTGACTTGGAGAGCAGTCTCTAAGTTGAAGAATTCTTCAAATACCAATCTGTTGATACTTGATGAAATCTTTGATTCATCTTTAGATTCAAATGGGACCGAAGAGTTGATGAAGATACTAAATATGCTTGAGGGCGCAAATCTTTTTGTGATCTCACACAAGGGTGATATACTTCAAGATAAGTTTTCACATACAATTCGATTTGAGAAAGTGAACAGTTTTTCGAGGATAGTACGATGAATGAAATGAAATTGATACCTGAGACATCTCCACTTCTTTTGCAGAAATGTGAGAACTTTGACTTTGATAGTCCTCCACACGATCCAGAAAAGTTTGCACTTAATCTTTACAACGCAATGGTAAACCACGATGGTCTTGGTCTGTCTGCGTGTCAGGTAGGCTATCCGTATCGTGTCTTTGCGATGCGAACAAGTGCAGAGAGACCTCTGGTACTTTTCAATCCTCGTATTGTTGATGTATCAGACAAGATGGTGAGCATGAAAGAAGGTTGTTTGAGTTTTCCTTTGTTGTATCTAAATGTAAAGCGACCTGACTATGTTCGTATTCGATACAAAGAGTTTACTGGAGAGACAATCACAGATACTTTCATTGGTATGTCTGCCCGAGTAGCATTGCATGAGTACGATCATCTTGAAGGCAAAGTCTTTACTTCCGTAGCATCCTCTTTTGAAACGCAAAGAGCATTGAGAAAGAGAATGATTCTTCAAAGAAAAGTAAGGAGAGCGGCATGAGTAGCGAAGACCAAAAAGAAAAACATTCCAAAAGACTTCATCAAAAAAAATCCTACATAAACAAGCAAGTTAAAATTGCAAAGGCAAATCATATACCAGTTGAGCAACCACACATGTTCGCTAAACATGCAGTAATGGACTGTGGTAATCCTGATTGTCCAGTATGCTCTAATCCACGAAAACTTTACAAAGAGAAAACAATTCAAGAAAAGCGATTTGAACAAATTAAAGAATGATTAAAGAAAAATACTTAGGTACTTACATGAAGGTTGCTCTATGGAATGTGACATAAAAATAATTGATGATTTTTTAGATAAAAATACTTTTGAAATGATGAAACAAATATTGATAAACCGAGAAGATTCATATTTTCCTTGGTACTACAATGACTATAAAGTATTTGGATCAACATTTAATCCACTATACGATTATCAATTTACCCATATGTTTTACAATGATTTGGCTCCACAAAGCGATTTCTATAAATTTTTGATACCACTCTTAACTAAAATATCGCCTTTAGCAATTCTTAGAATTAAAGGAAATCTAACTGTCGCGGCCGATAAAATTTATGAATATGGATTTCACACAGACTTTAATGAGCCTATCGGCGGCACAACCGCAATATTTTATATGAACACTAACAATGGATATACACTTTTTGAAAATGGAGACAAAGTTGAATCTGTAGAAAATAGACTTGTTTCTTTTAGTTCTGAAATTAAACACACAGGAACAACATGTACTGATGATAAATTTAGATGTGTTATTAACTTGAATTACTTTCCAAAAAAAGGGAAAGTTGGGAATGATTAAAGAAAAGTATCTCGGCACTTACATGAAGGTTGCTCATTTGTTTGCAGAGCATTCTTCAGCAAAGCGAAAGAAAGTTGGTGCGGTCATTGTCAAAGATGATCGCATCATCTCCATTGGCTATAATGGAATGCCGGCAGGTTGGACAAATGAGTGTGAAGATGTAACAAGTCCAACACTTCCATATTTACAGGGTGATGGTCCTACACTTAAAACAAAAGCAGAAGTTCTTCATGCAGAAACAAATGCCATTGCCAAACTTGCTAAGTCTACAGAAAGTGGTGATGGCGCAACGATGTTCATTACTTGTTCTCCATGTATTGAGTGTGCTAAGTTGATTTATCAATCTGGCATCACAGAAGTTTATTATGCCGAAGATTATCGCACAGATGAAGGAGTGAAATTCCTAAATAAATGTGACGGAATCATCGCATGGAAATTAAATGATAGACAAACTAATTGAAAAATCAATAATCGAAAGATCAAAAGACAATGAAGTTGCAGTTCTACTCTCTGGTGGAGTCGATAGCATTTCAGTTGCTTTTGCCGCACATCGCCTAGGTAAAAAGGTTACAGGTTACACATTTCATCTCAAAGATCGCCCATCATACGATTCTATGAAAGCAGTTCATGTATGCGAAGTTATGGGATGGGATTGCGTGAATACTGAAGTTCCTACGGACAATCTGAGAGAAGATTTCCTTACACTACTGAATGAAATCAAGTGTGTGAAGAAGACACAGTTTGAATGTTGTTTTCCTTTTCTCTATGTTTATCCAAACATGAAAGAGACTGAAGTATTGACTGGACTTGGTGCTGATGGTTACTATGGTGTAAGCAAGAAAGCATGTATGCATTACAAAACACCAAAGTCCAAGTTTGATGAATATCGTGATGATCATTATCTTCCACACAATCTTGGTGGCAAGATATGGCAAACGAGAGTAGCAGAAAAGTTTGGTAAAAAGTATTTGACCCCATATGTGCATGATGACATTCGTGACTTCTTTTATCAGTTCGATTGGTTTCAAGTCAATCAACCATTCCAGAAGCATCATGTTGTCAATGCATTTCCAGAATTCAAAAAGATTGGTAAAGTGCAGAAACATACCAATCTACAATTGTGTGCTGGCATTGATGTAGCATTTGAGTCCTTGTTTAATGATCCAGTCATCAATTTTCGGAAAAGAAAAAGAATGATGGACATATGCCGAGATTGGCAGACAAGTCGATTGACATTTGAAGAAGAAACTGTATAATAGAGACTATGACAAAATACGATCACTATACCGTTGACGATGTGAAAAAATCGTCTGCCAGAGAACTCTTTACTGTTGTCAGCACGTTTGCTGGCGGTGGTGGCAGTTCGACTGGCTATCGCATTGCTGGA